ATTTTACACAGGCGGTGATATGACTAAAACACCGAGCCCCTGGGTAAATGCGGAGGTTATAAAAACATCCAAAGGTGCAGGAGGCTATTTCAAATTTCGTGCTGAAAGAGCCTGTCATTCCTATTTATTTGAGGATTTGGATATGAGATTGGTTTATGTTCCAAATCTTGATAATGTCAAAAGTGCGTGGAAATTTTTGCCTTTGACTCATCCAACTGGTAGTAATGTTGCCAACTTCTACATTCGTAGAAAGGATGGTCAACTAACAGTTGAGACGATATGTGCAACTATGAAAAATGTTGCACATCGTTACAGAGCCATGAAAGGTGGAGATTATACTTCATCACAAGCAATTGACGGTGCATGTATGGGAATGATTACTGCAAAAAAGAAAGAACCAGTTATCCTAGGATTTCACATAGGAGGTAATGGTTCAGGTTATGGGATCATGCAAACTCTGACGCTCCCTCGTTATTTAGAAGCAGTCACAACACTTGGTAAGCAAGATGGTGTTGTGGTTTTAGCACAGGCGACAGAACTGCCTAAACAGCAGTTGGGTCGCACTGTGCTTGCTTCTACAGAGGTGCATGATAAAGCCAAATACATAAAATCGCTTGGTCCTGAAGCAGCGATTAGTGTTTTTGGCGCAACGAAATTACGTTCAAAACAAGTTTCTTGTGTTGAACCTTCGATTCTTTCCAAACACGTAACAGAAATCATGAATGTTCCGTGTAATTTTGGTCCTCCAAAATTAGAACCCAATTGGGACGCATACAATGCGACTTTGGAATATATCGTGAATCCCTCAGATCAATTTTTGCCTTCTGAACTCGAAAGAGCGCGGCAAGATTGGTTGAAAGATCTTTTCCCTTTAATGGATGCGTATGCTCCAAAAGAAGGTTTTAGACCCATGACTTTTAAGGAATCAATCATGGGTGTTGATGGGAAAAGATTTTTGGATCCACTGATAATGTCTACCAGTATGGGTTTTCCAGTTTTTGGTCCAAAAAACAAACACTTCACGGAAATTCGAGAAGGAGAACGATTAATTGATCGTATTCCTTCCAAAGGAGTGTTGGAAGAATATGAAAGGTTACT